TGCGTCCTGACGCTCCATTCCATCGCCCAACCGTTTGAGTTGCGCCATACCTTCCATGTACTTCTTGTCGTACTCCGCGATAATGTCGGCCTCACCTTTCAAGTAGGTGTACGCTTCGCGCAATGATCCGTACAACAGAACATTCTCAAAGTTGTCCCCGACCCACGAGGTCCCTGCATCGACAATCGACGGTGGGTAATAGTAATAGTGCAGTTCTAACGTGTAGGCTGCATCGGGTGTCGGCCCTAGCAACATCGTATTGTCATCCCAAATCGCATAGTACTGCGGTAGCCCCGTTGAAGAAGCTGAAGGGTATGACTGACGGATGAAGTTCACATCCTTATTCAGAAGGAACTGATAGTCCCCGCTCCCATCCACCACTGCCAAGGAATACGTCGAGAGCCAGTCTGACGGCAACGCCATATACTGATTCCCTAGTGTGGTCGAAGCGGTCGAGTTCTGACGAAGCGCGGGAAGCTGTACGGTGTTATAGATACGCTCTTCTGCGTACTGCACAAAATTAGGGATATTCGCCACGAAGGAAGTCTCCGTGGACTGACAATACTCCTGAATCAGCGAAGTAAGCTGAGCGTAGTTCATTAGCTCCAACCCGAACGATATTTGCCGTTGTTCTGCAAATTGATCTGAGATACGAACTTTGTACCCTTCGTCGCTGCGCCAGCACCCTTCATTTTCATGTGGGTGACACCCTTGTTCACATCCTTTTCAGGATAGCCATTCTCACCGGTCGGATCGGTGTTCGGCTTGATCTTGCTCATGTCTTTCATTATCGACCCCTCTGGCACATTACTTTTGCCATATTGCGGCCTACCTTTTTACGGTCCATATTCAAGCCGCCCTGACTAAACTTTTTAGCCCCTTTGTGCATCCGCTCTTCATGCGCCCTGACCGCTCTTTTAGCGATCTTCTCCATACCTTTTGCCATCTTAAATCTCCTAGGTCGTAACGACCGTCACCGTTCCAACTTCACCTGCAGGGGCCAGCGTATTCGGGGTCAAGCCCACATCGTAGCTCCTCGCACCGCCAACAGGGTTCCACCCCCATTGGATCATTCTACTACCACCGGCACCGTTGTTGCCGTCCTCAAAATAGCTCGTGTCAGGTCTCGGGTTCCGCACAGCCTGCGGGTCATCAACCGGATACATACCCAACTGCAACTGCGGCTGATCAGGCTCCCAACACTCCGGACACACCAAGATATTCACATTCTTGGTCTTAATCACCAACTCTTTAAGCTGTTTCAGTTTGTACCGGAATCCGCACCGATCACACTCGGCAATCGCATTTTTACCGGACGAGAACCTGCTGCCCATTAGTAGGACCCAACAAAGCTCTGCCTCGGAACAAACCGAACAGGGGCCTTCTCACGATCCTCGCCTGCCGCGATATCCCAAGCCTCATCGTACTGAGCTTTCAGGATTTGGGTTCGTGCTTCAGCGCCCGCAATCTTCATCGACAAATAATACGACAGCCCTGCTACCAAGCAGGGGAGGAAACGGAACGGGATGTCTTGCCCATTCACGCCTGTGCCTGCATCGAGCATACGACGCAGACGGGTATAAAAAAGGGTATACGTGGTACCGGAATCTGGCAAAGGCCAAACCGTAAACTGGGGATAGACCACGCTACCCAAAGAATCAGTCGCCCCCGTACGCCGATCAATCCAAATCTGAATGGGCCTACCCGTCGCGTTCTTGTTAGGTATCGCAACGTAAGTACTGGAGGAAATACGACTGATGTTGATATCAATCTGATTCTGCCCCGTACCCGTACGGATCACGTGATCTAAGAGGTCTACTGTGTCAGCAGGAAGATCGTACGTCCCTGTACCCGCAGTCAATGCCTGCGTTCCTGTTTCTAAAGTCCAAAGGTTGATACCGCGTGAGGCCCAGTCCATCAGCATCAGATTTAAACTGCGCTTGGCGGTGCGGAAATCATAACCCGTTCTAAGCTCGGCCCCACAACGCTCAAAAGCCTCCTCAATGATCTCGTTAAGATCAAGGTTAAAGTTAGTTGTAGCTGTGGTGTTGTATGCCATTACTTCTTACTTCCCCGCTTGACGATACGCACGGGTTTTCTTGCTGATACCTTTCGGCTGCTTGACGAACTGCTTGCCCGCCTTTTTACCTTTTCGCTTGGCGGCGGTTGTTCGGGCGTACTCAGCAGAACTGAGAGCTTTAATAGCAGCTTCAGGTAGATATCTTTCACCTGTTTTACTAGATGGCTTACCACTTTTGGTTCTCCATTTCTGCTCGCCCCAAGCCTTCAAAGATCGTTGCGGATCTCTCATGCCTTGTATCCACCACCCTTCTCTTTGTACTTCTTCGCCAAAAGCTGTGCCTTGCGCGCTGACCATTGCCCCGGCTTAGTACCGTGCGTTCCCGAAGCCTTGATGGACTCAAACAATTTCTTACGCATACCGGGCTTGGTGTAGTTACCCGCTTCGTTCACCTTGCTCTTAGATTTTACTTTGCCGCCTCCGTTGTGGCGAATGGGTTTTCCGGTTCCTTCAACAATTTCATTATCCCCACGCCGCTTAGCGCGAGGAATCTTTGCCGGGTTAATGTCACCCATTCCACGAGACGGCATCATTAGATAATCCTACCTCGGGTCCTGCCACGCTTTGCAATACCGTCGATTTTGCCGCCTACGTTATAAGACTTCATTACACCGCCTCTCCGAGCAGTGCGTACTCCTGCTTCTCGTTTAGCTCTTTGCATTTCACTATCGCTAGGTCCACGCCTACGACGCTTCTCTTCTTCCATCTCTTGCCTAAATGCTTCAGGCGTCACGATTTGCTCTTCAATAACAGCTTCTTCTTTTATCTTTGGAGGATTTTTCTTCTTTTTGTCTTCCTCCGCTCGACGCTTGTCACGCTCACGGACTTCATCGCTCATGTAATACTTCATAAGCGTATCCATATCCTTCTTTTGCTGCGCCGCATTACGATCAGGCAGCATTGAACGTGGGACAAGATCGTCCGTTGGACCACCTTCTTGTAAGAACTTTACCTTACGCTTAGAAGGCTTCTTAGCTTTAGGTTTCGGAGGTTTAGGCATACGTGGCTTCTTAGGTGCTGACGCCCCGAAACGTGACATTTTTTTCTTAAACATACCGGCGGTATACTTAGGGATTCGCATAGATGAAGCCATTAGACCATCCTACCTCGGGTCTTACCCTTCTTAGCGATACCGTCAGCGCGACGAGAAGCAGAAGATTTAACGGATCCACCCTTTTTCATACCCTGCGTTCGTGATTCTTTTGCTTCACGAATACGACGCATAGCAGGACTTTCTGCCCTCTCACGAATACGGCGCATAGCAGCGCTTTCCCCGCGACCGCTATCTTGACTGCCGTAGCCTTGGGCACGGTACCTTGCACGAGTCGCGGCATCACCAAGATTCGCCGCTATATTCTTAAACCCAGCACCGCTGCCCGGTCTGCGACGATCCTTCTCAGCTTGGGTTTCTGTACGAGGAGGGGGAACATCTCGGCTTTCTTCAAAAGCAGCGGAGCGCCCCGTAGCGGGGGCTTTGGCTTTCTCCCGCAGTTCACGAAGCAGCTTCATGTTTGCTGCAGCAGATTTGTCCTTACGGTTTTTGTACGCCTCGGGATCAAGACGGCGAATCTCCGCCCCGACCTTACCGTAGCGCTCCTCGTCCGTCATATCAGATAACTTTTTCATTTGCACATCCCACCATAGGCCATCTTCACCATCTTGGCTTTGGTCTTGCCCTTGTGGGCTACACCGTCAGCCGCCTTGCGATAAGAGCTACCGCCTTTGGCTTTGGACTTAACCTTGCCGCCTTTCTTCATGCCTGCCATCGCACGGCCCATCTTGTCGGACATGTCGCCACGCATCGGCATAGCACGACCCATCTTGTCTTTCATCTTACGGTCCATCATTTCTTAAACCCTCGCAAAGTTTTAGCAAGTCTTGCACGTTGGCCCATCTTGCCCGGTTTCTTAGCTGCTTTAGCGAGCTTCTTTGCCGGGATTTTTTCACCCTTCTTCACACCCAAACTGCTACGCAAAGAGCCGGGTTTTTTAATTGCCTTTTGAATCCACTTACTCGCCATCTTTCCTCCGGATCTTGTTGACCCATTCAATAGCTTTGGACACCGCGCCCTTCACCGTATCCGTTTCATAGATACGAATACCTGTCCAGACGATAGTAAACATAGCTGCGATGGATGGAAGCATTTCAATCAAAGTCCCTACTACCGTGAACACCGATAACGCATCACCGGCGCTCTTCATGGTTTCAATATTCTCGTCTTTCATTTTAGCAGTTCCAAGCTCGAAGACTTTTGTTGATACGGCTGTTGGGGTCGTTCGCCGTCTTCTTGCTCGTGAGCTTTTTCTTCATGCCTTTCATACGGGCACAAAACGAATCACGGCGAGAACCGCCTTCAGGTTGAGGACGCTTAAGACCCGGCTTACCGGGATTAGCACGGTTATAGGAAGCTCGTCCTTTGGCGTTCAAACCGCCTTTAGGATTTTTACCTTCCTTCCGCTGCCACGCGGGGGTCTTAGCCATACGTCACCCGCAGAAGATCGTGACGCCACCCACGTTCGAGGTGGTCACAACGCAGAAGTCGTTGTTCGTATTCTTTGTAGTCAGAATACCGTCAGGGGGAACGAAGGCGAGGCCCGTTA